TCCAGATAGTGTCTTCCTCTACTAGGACTGCTCTTTTTAATCCAACCTCTGATACAAAAGTACAAGGCGCTGTGTAATATTTCTTTCCGTATTCTGTTACTACCGACACCTCTCCTTTCGAGATGATGTTGATGTGTGAATGTCTATGTATTTTACCCACAACAAGCGAGCCTTTGGGTAAGTGAATTTCTCTGGCATAAGTGCCACAACCATACTCATCTACAATCGGTGCAAAGTAATGCTTTAGTGTTGAAGTGTCTGGAGAAAGCAATCCAGCCTCAAGACCGTCTTCCATTGCCTTTTGTAGATTGGCAACGCCCTCTCTGGCTTTAACCCTGTCTAAAGAGTTTTCACCTACATCTAAGACGGTATTACCTTGTAAACTCATCAATCGCTCACTGTTAATGTACCATGAATACCTAGAATCGTCATAGGTAAAGGTTGTTCTTGTTTAATTTCAATAATACCATCTCTATCCCATCCGAGATTAGTAACTCGCTTATCACCTGTGAATAATCCTATTCCAGAGTTCATAGGTGTTGAAGATGTTCTGAATGGTATTTGATCGCCATTTACCGTAACACCAGTAGTATCTAGTAGTCTAACCATCACTTCATTAAATCGTTTCTTTCTACCTTGGGCGTTTCCAGCTTGAGAGCCTGCTTCAACACGCATCGTTCTCAATGTTGACGTATAGCCTAATCCTACTTGAATCGGCACATTAGTCCAACCTGTTGGTACAGATATAGCAACAGATCCACCTGAGACTACCGCATCTGGGAATACAGCGTCGTTTATAACAATCTTAACCGTTTGCCCTTCTAAGTAAGAAAGTCCTCCTACAGACGTTGTAGCGGTCGATACTGTTCCTGAAATACCAGAGTCTACATTTAACTCTGGGTCTAAGTATTCAATATATCTTTTAGTCGCACCGTTGATAGTTCTCTTAACAGACACCCATAATTGATCCTGAGTAGCATTAGTAATTACCGCAACACTTTCAACCTCAACGTCTGCACCACCCAAGTCATGTGATGCCCATGCAACAACATCCTCTGGTCTTTCATAAGTCATGCTTAATAACTTACCCGTTGAAGTACATGCCCATACGATAGAGTCTGGTTCTTGCTGGTAATCCAAGTCTTTAAGATAACCTTCTGTAATGTGTTCTGATAACAATGTCATATCAGGTGCTATGTAACCGTCACTTTGATACTGGTATGAAAACTCTCTTAGCTTTCTTCTAGCTCTCTGTGCAAATAGAATAGCATTACCAATCTGTATCGGAGGAATAGTCCAGCTACCATAAGTAGTCTGTTGAGTTACCATGACGTTAGATGGTGTTAGAGGCTCACCTGTAGGACGACCCACTTTAAACTCACCGCCACCTGTTCCAACAATGAGATCTCGACTTGGTTGAAGCCATCTAATTACGTTTACCTTGTTAGTAGCAATAGCATATTCTAATGAATCATCTGCATTAGTACCAGTACGCATGTCTTCATAAGACGCTGTTACAGAACCCCAGATTGTTTGAGGTTGTGCAGACGTACCAGCAAAGAATAATCTCTGTTCGTAGAATGATACTGTTCTTGGGTATCCGTTAGCAGAAGACCACTGCGATGAAGCATTCCATTGAAATGTTGGAGTTGTTAATGTCCAAGATGTATGACCTGTACGAGATAGCTTTCTAGGAGCATGATTACTATGACAGATATACATAACATCTGCTGATTGAGCAAAGTGTAGTTCTGATAGTTCAGCTTCAAGATAAGGTGTTGCAATCTCATAAGCAGAAGCGCCAGACTGAATCTGACCATTGTCTTTATAGAAGCGAATGTAGGTGTTACCAAACTCCAAGACATAAGACTGGGTTACGTTAAACTCAAAAGGAATAATTCTTACTTCCTTGGAAGAGTCTTTTACTTCAGATACAAAGTAAGTGCCACCTCTACGTGTTGCACCACCATGTGGATAAACCACCATGTTAGTTAGTTTAGAACACCCGTTAAAGTATTTCTTAAAGTCTACTTGACCTTCAAGACGGGGGCTTAGTTCACCTGCTGTGAAGTTTGACTGGAATGGATGTACTCTAGCCATTATCTTCTAAAGCTGGTGAATGTATCTGAGATCATGCCGTCTATAAAGCCTTCCAACCCATCAATACTTCTAGCCTCCTTGAGCTTCTCATCATGTATATCCCACATCTGTTTAGTCAGTGAGTTACTACCTGTAATAGAATAAGCAAGCTCTGCCGCTAATCTAGCAGTTAGAACCTCTGTAAACATAGGATCGTACTGTGCTGTATCAGTAATACGTCCAACATATAGAATCTTAGCAGTATCTTCATTACAAAGAAGCTTTCGACCCTCTACCTTGAACTCTGAGTCATCATACTGCATCTTCAGAACTCTTAAACAATAAGGGTCTGTTGGAAGCGTGAACTCAGAAGCATAATCAAATGCTGGAGTTGATGTTAATTTGCCTAACGTTGCTCTTGTTATAGCAAAATTCCAAGGGTGTGAACGCAACACTGAGTCCCTTGTTGAATCATAAAAGGCGTTACAGAGTCTTGCTCTTTCTGTATCGTCAGTTAGGGAAGTGATTGGATCGTCACCAAGTTTGCGTAATGCGTTTGAACAAATGGAAACTTCTGTTGCCATATCTCTTCTCCTGAATTTAGTGGGGACAACCGTTTATAGGAAGTCCCCTTTTTAACTAATTGCTACTAAGCTTCCTTAGCGCCAATTTCTACTACTTTTTCGTCTTCTACACGAGTCGCACCAATAACCATTGATAAGAACACTTGTGTTGCATAGTTCTTGTCATCACGCTCAGAGATACGAGTAGTGATGTCAGCACCTACAGCTAAGCCTAAAGCAGACTCAGTGTACGCAAGACAACCACGAATAGTTGAAGCAATCGGCAAACGCTGTGAACGAACAAACTTAAAGCCTAAGAAAGTATCGATCTGACCAGAAGCCAAAGCACGAACTGTATTGTAGTCAGATGAAGTCACCTGAGTAGTATTCAATAAGTCAGTAACCTGTTTAGCAGAACATACAATGTAGCGGTTCTCTTCTGGATCAACGTCTGATGAGTCAATGATTTCTTTAGCTTGAAGCAACTTAGCTAAAGTTAAACCAGTAGTACCACCAGCAATCTTTTGAGCTGCAGGAAGTGCAATTGAAGTAGCACCCGCAACACCACCAAAGGCATTACCAGCAGCAGCTGCAATTAGAGCATCGTCCATAGCACGACCCATCGCATTAGCACCAGCCATAGCGTACTCAGATTGAGGAGTGATAAGCATTTTTACTTTATCTTCCTGATCAATCAAGTCTGCCCAATCGTAATCTACTAACGAGACTTTACGTCTTGAATGTGGAGTATCGATCTGTGGAGTGTCAGAGTGACGAGTTGTACGAACTACCGCAGCAGTTGCACCGATTCTTTCAAAATAGTGACTCTTACCAGTCACTGGTGTGTAGCGAGCAGTATCACGTAAGCGTGAACCTTTTTGCTGTGCTAGGTGTAACACGTTGTTTTTATACTGTTCAACGAAAGCAGTTGTAATTTGAGTAGACATAATGTCCTCCTTCTATTATAAAATTATATTTCCAGTGGGCATTATCCTTTCGGGTGTCCTATCTATTACGTTGATTCGACGAGTCTAAGAAACCACCTTTTGCCTGGCTGTTGTCCTTTCGGGCAGCTGTGGCACAAGCGAATTTTACACCGCTTGCGTTTATCATATCATAAAATATTATTCAGCAAAGCCTTTTGCATATAATTGTTCCATCTCACTTAGAGCATCCATGTGCTTAGGGTTCTTGTTATCCCAGTAAGCATGTGAACGATCTCCTTGGATTTGACCAATCTTTTGACGTGCATCCATAGGACTCATTACTAACGAATTGTTAGCAGTACCTATTGCTGAATCTTCCGTTATATCTTTACCAGCATTAGCAAGTAGTCGAATCAAGTCAGGATCATTTCCATATCTTGGATCAGCTAGTTTCTCTTGTAGCTCTGGTGTGCCATAAACTTTTAACGCTCGTTGTGCAGAGGTTAGTTGTTTATCATAAGTAGCACCAAACTCTTTTCTTAATGCTTCTTCAGTATCAGCACCGTTCTGATCTCCCTGAGTCTGTTCTTGTTGCATTTGATAATCGATAGCAGTTTTCTGCCACTCAACCAACCCTTGCATCTGCTCTGGAGACAAACCTAATTGATGACCAGTTTCCTTAAAGGTGTTCATGGTTTCATCTGGGTAATATTGATCATACCCTTCTGGTTTTGTTAATTCGTATTTGTCAGCAGTCTCTGGTCTACCTAACTTGGTGTATAGCTCCTGCCTTTCTTCGTCTGTCTTTGGTAGTGGGATTCTACTTCCCATCATTTTTTGTTGATGAATCAGCGTTTTAGCTGCAGACTCGATGTCATTAATACTTGAAAGCGTTGGATCTGCTCTCAATTCCTCTGATAATCCAGTTCTCCAATCGCCCTGGTTATCACTCTCAACAGGTGCTGCTACCGCTGCATTATCTGTTGCTTCTGTGGCCATTTCTTCAGTCATAGTTTATTCCTCTTTCTTGATATTACACATATTAATAATACGAAGATAGACGGAGCGTTCTCCCTCTTTCCTCGCGGTTTCATACGGGTCGCCTTTTGAATAAGACTCCCGTAGTTGATAAGCAGCTTTAAGGTCTTCGAGAACTTTTAAACCTTCTCGTGTCGCAAAACAATCTGCATAATCTCTTCTAAGCTGTGTGATGGCTCTAGGCATTATTGCATTGCCTCCATCATTTTAGCTATACCAGCTTCACTGTTTTCTACGTTTTCAGGGGTTAGCTGTTCAGCAACTGGCCCTACAGTAGCCGCAAGATCTGCACCTTGTTGCGCTTGTTGAGCAGCCATCTGTTCTTGTTGTTGTGCAGCTTCCGCCTTACGCTTCTCTTGAATTTGCTTAGGGTCTCTCATGATGTTCTTTGGAACACCTAGCAACTCTGCACGAGAACGAATTGCCATATCATGATCAATGTTATCCATGACTTCAGGAGCGATCTGTGCAAGGTTAGCAGCCATCTCATATAATCTTTCTACTGCTGTAGCCTCTTCCATTCTCTGTGAACGAGCTAGAGGACCAACATACTCAATGTCAATGCCAACACCATCTAATGCTCCAGGAGCAGGTGCAAACTTTTCATTACGTTGCATGATAGCAAATGTTCTTTCAATCAACGGGTTAAGGAACTCTGTTTGGAATCTACCTAGAGTCGGGCCTAATAGACGTTGCATCAATTCATAACGAACCTGAACCTCTGTTGCTGTCATTTGTGGGCCTTGTTGTAACTCTAACTGGTCAGAGAAGAACGCTTGCTTGATAGAGCCACGCAATTCAGACTCTTTCATGTCTGATACATCAAATCTTGCACCAGAATTAAGAGGTTTGATAGCACCATCTCTACGAACAACAGTAATTCCTGCTGGTTTAGTTACTACTCTACCGATTACACCGTCGTCTTCTACTAATAGTGGTGGATCAATAGCCTTTGCCCATGCTTTTAAGCCTAATTCTACTGCTTTATTCAGAGTTTTAATGTCTGGTAGTGCATTATAAGCTGGTGAACGACCATATTCCTCACCAGAAGCCTTAGACCATCTAGTTACTAGGTATGGCATTTCGTTATAACCACCCTCACTAACTACTGTTTTGTCATCTTTACAGATATAAATACTAACGAATGGCAGTTTTGACTGCTTTTTCATCGTGTAATCACTAGATGGCATCACACAATGAACGAATGTTAGCTTCTTATCTGGGTCATTCTTTAAAGCATCATC